CTAGCAAAAGCAGGAATGATGCCATTTGCTCGTTATTTCTGCATTTTCATAAATGTTGGTTTGGGAGAAGGCTCTGCATTACCTGTTGGTGTGCCTGTTCCGTGGCCCTCAGCCACTCCGCCAACAGGCTGGCTAAAATGCAACGGAGCAGCTTTTTCTGCTGAAGAATACCCGGAACTGGCAAAGGCTTACCCGACAAATAAATTGCCTGATTTACGCGGTGAATTTATTCGTGGCTGGGATGACGGACGTGGAGTGGATGCCGGGCGACAATTATTATCTTCACAGGGGGATGCAATAAGAAATATTGAGGGATTCGCAGATGGCGGGATCGGCATGTCTTTTGATGCAATCAGAGGGGCTTTTTACGATGCAGGAACACGATCAGCGAGAATGCCGAATAACACAACTGATATAGGCAAAACCGATGACCTTGGATTCGACGCCTCTCGTGTCGTGCCAACAGCTAATGAAAACCGTCCACGTAACATCGCCTTTAATTATATTGTGAGGGCTGCATAATGAAACCTGTTTTTGATGAAAATGGGCTGGCTACAGTGCCGGGTGATATGCGTTGTTATTATTATGATGCAGTAACGTCTGAATATACGGGCTGGTCTGATGAATATATTAATACTGGCGTAAGTATGCCCGCCTGTTCCACTGGTATTGACCCGGGCGAATACATTCCGGGGCAAGTGGCAGTATTCACGGGTAAGGGATGGAGCCATGAAGAAGACCATCGCAATGAGACTGTTTACTCAACAGAAAATGGCGCAGCTGTTACAGTGGATTATATCGGTGCCATCAAAGACGGTTATGTCACGCTTTCACCGTTAACGCCATACGATAAATGGGATGGTGAGAAATGGGTGACAGATACTGAGGCACAGCATAGTGCCGCACTAGACGCGGCAGAAGCACAGCGCCAGTCGCTGATTGATGCTGCAATGGCTTCCATCAGTCTGATTCAACTGAAATTACAGGCCGGGCGGAAGCTGACGCAGGCAGAAACAACCCGACTTAACGCCGTGCTGGATTATATTGACGCGGTGACGGTAACAGATACCAGCACTGCGCCGGATGTCATCTGGCCTGAACTGCCGGAGGCGTAGGCCATTCAATATCTGGCGCACCGGAAGTATCGACCAGTTCCAGTGTGTCCAGATAATCCAGCCACAAATTATATTGCGCCAGTTCCTCACCTTTCAGGCGACCAATCGCCGCTTTACCAGGCCATTGCTTACTGTTTATGTATTCGTTGACCTGATTAATCAATTGCTGCTTTTTCAGTTCGGCTGCGGCAATTTGTTCCTCATGAGTTGGCGGTGGAATATCAATCCATGCAGGCATTCCGTCGATGACACCTCTGTATTTTCCTTCTGGTGCTTCCTTCATAAATTCGGCAGCAACAGTGTCGTCAATTTCGATTCCATCATCGGGCCATTCGCCGGATTCCTGATAAGCGATTTTAAGCTCCACAGGGAAAAACGCATTTTTATCGGCACTGAAAATATATTTCTGCATTTCTACCGTCCTATCGAAATATAACTGAATCTGTATTGCTGTGAGATATCACTGGTTGCCACACGCCACGCTGAATTACTGATATGTTCAAAATTTACAGACAAAACCTGCAGGGCAGGATTCGACGGGTCTGACTGAACGGCATCAGACATAACACTGACTGAAACCATCGGCTGATTAGGGAATGGTATAGGGAAGTGTCCACTGATAAAGCGGGTCGTGTTTCCTGAAAAAGTGCCAAACTGAACAATATATCCACCTGGTAGCCTGAACCATCCCGAACCAGAAGCGAATGCTCCCATATCCGGTATCTGATTATCTCCTGTGCCCACATCCCTTTTCGCCGCTTCTCCCAAACCAAGGTTTTCGAGAGCCGTTTTCACCGTGCCGTCCGATTTGATATCGCCAAACGGATTTTTGCGGCTTAACAGTAGCGCACTAAGCGCGGTAAGCAGCTGGTCGTGCCGCCCCTTCTCCAGGCTGGCACCGGATGCCTCCACCACGCCGCAAAGCTCCTCCTGCAACATGTCAAAGTAGTCATCATCCAGATCGGTGGCAGGTGTGCCGGTCTGGGGGTTACCACGGGTAAAACCGTTCTTACCCGCGCCGAACTTATCCTTCTGCGCGGTTTTCGTGTCTATACGATGCATGGATTACTCCGGATATTTAAAAATTACGTAGGTATGCGACGGGCAGAGTTTGTTAAGCACACACTCGACAACGGTGTCGCCCCAGATACGCAGTGCGGAATCACAGGGATCGCCACATGTCATCCAGGTGGTGTTGGTGGCAGCTGCCATGTTGACCTGCCAGTAATACCGCCATTCCGGCGCATTCACCGCGTCAGTACAGGCCGATGAGCAGGTGAACGTGCTTTTGTCGTATCGCGTGATGCTGGCGTCTGGTCTGCCCAGGGCAGCAAGCTGGGCAAGGTAAAAATCCTCGTTGATGCCGCCCGCCAGGTTAACCTTCGCATCCAGCCGTTGCTGACGCTGGCGAAGGGTCTGTGTCCCTGTGGGAATACATTCATCCGGCAGACCGCACAGACGCTCCCAGCGATTTATCAGTTCGGTGGTGGTGCGCGGATCCAGCTCCCGCATCAGGGCATCCGCACGCTGATGAACACGGGTTAATGAAGGCGCCGCACCGGCAATCGCCGGATCGCTGGCTGACCACGCCGGACCGGGCGGCAACAGTGCCGATAACAGGCGGATGTAATCATCGTTTGTCACGTCCATGAAATCGTCCCCAGAACCGCCAGTTCATTTTTCGCAATGGAGATATTGTCCGCCGGAGCAAGCAACTGATGGCTGTATTCCCCGTTCGCACCGGAAATCGCTTCACTGATACGTGACACCTTCAGTTCTCCCTGCGGATAACCATCACGCAGCAGGAACGAACGCAACTCCGCGGTGATGGCAGCCCGTATTTCCGGTGTGTCCGGCGTCACGCGGATATGAAAATCCACCGTATGCGCCACCGGCCTGAACACATACAAATCAGAGCCTGCCACCGGGGCCAGTGGCTCGATGTGTTGTCTTGCCGCCGTTTCCGTTGATTCTTCCGGAATGGGATTAATCAGGTCACTGCCGGCAATCATCACACCGACAGTTCCCGTTCCCATCCAGTGACGGTATGTCCATGCGCGGGTAATGCCGGGCACTTCTTTAGCCCAGACGACATAGTCCCCGTCAGCCCCGCCCTGCGGCGTCCAGTAATACCGCTCAATGACGCGGGCGCGCCACGTTTCCAGATCTTCAGTATCAAATCCGCCTGTCAGAGTGTCAGCCACACCGGAAGACGGCAGACCATTCACCGGCGTGACCAGGATTAATGCCGTACCGTCGTCAGCGTTACCGACCGCGCCTGCACTTGAGCAGGCGATCGGCACGCGCAGGACACCACCGGAGCTGGTTGCATCGGCAGTTGCCGTGTACTGAACCAGGTCATCGCGCTGAATCACGCTCCCGGCGGTCACTTTCAGGCCATCGCTGACACCTTCCCAGCGCATATACCCGCTGGCAGCCGTGGCCCCCTTGCGCGGACACCGTTTCATCGCAGCATGTCGCGCCAGCCAGGACTCATCGCACAGGTCAGGCAGCATGTTCATTGCCAGATAATCGATGTACCCGTAAACCGTATGCAGCGCCGCCGCATACACCTTTGCCCGCACGTCTTCATCCATGCGCCGGAGCGTGTCGCTGACGTCCAGCCTGGCGAATAAATCGTTACGGAGCATACTGATATTTTCTGCCAGCGTCGGGCGCTGAAATTCACTGTCCGCCATGCGTTATCGCACTCCACAGATCATCAAAAGAAATCATTACCGGTCCGTCACGACGCCAGAGAGTGATACTGTTACCCAGTTCATTAATCCCGGTGCGGCGGATATCCAGATCAATACGGGACACCACACCGTCATCAATCATCCATTGCAGGCATTCGCGGATATACCCCCTTACCGTCTGCACCAGCTGATTGGTCAGTTTGCTGCGCTGAAGCAGCCACAGCCGGGAGCCGTAACGGTCATTCTGTACCGCAGGCCAGGTATCCCCCCACCATCCCATCGGGACGTCGGCGTTGTCATCAGGCTCCGCCCGCCGCCAGGTAAACAGGGAAATCACCACGGCGCGGGTCAGCGGATCCAGCGGTGTGCTGGCGCAGGTGCGTTTACCGTTCACCATCAGCCACAGTTCCATCATGCCTCCATTGCTTTATCAGGTTTGTCGGTGTTACTGCCCTGACCGTTCTCTCTGTGACGATGCCCGTTATAGGCAAGCCGCATCGCTGACATGGTGGTGCCGCTGGAGTCGCACAGGTCTTTCACCTGTCCGGTCACTTCCAGGTCCATTTCAAAACGTGCTTTAGGTGAATTGCGAAACGTGATCGTTTTACCTGCACCGTCCACCACGATCCCCTCCCGGGTCAGCGTCACGGACTGCCCCTGATCGTCATAGACAGCCACCTCACCCGTCTGCAGCCCTTTCAGGCGGTAGCGCCGGTCCGACACCGTAACAACCACCGCATGAGAACGGTCGCCATCCGGAAACAACACCACCGCTTCCGCACCGCTGTTTGCCCTTGCGGTAAAACCGTAGGGTTCAAGATGTTCAACCCCGGCTTTGGGTTCACCGGCAATCAGAGACACATCCACGGTCTGACATTTCGTGGCGGCACTGATGCTTTTCACCACGGCCCGCCCAATCAGGCCGAGGAGTTGTCGCTGCATGGCTTCAATCGTCCTCATCAGAACGGGTCCTCCTGTACTCTGGCTTTTTTCTTTTTCCGCGCGCCGGGGGCTTCGGGTTCAGGCAGATAAGCATCAGGTGGGCCGACACGGATTTCCGTCAGGGTGCCGTTCTGGTCCTGAGTAAACGTGACTTCCGAAACAAGCAGTTCGGTATTGTCGAAACCACAGACCGGATCAAAGACAATCACCCGCTGGTTGGGCTGCCACAGCGTACCGTTACCCTGTCGCCAGCCCTGCACCACATAGGTGGTTTCATCCGTCCGCGCCGCCCGTTGTTTGGCTTCAAAGTCCGCACGGGCAATACAGCCTGCCCCCGTAGCCTGCCCTGTCTGCCTGATATACATCGGACGGTAACGGGCAATAAATGCGTCCTCTGTGCGGGCCCGCAGCGCGGTGGTGGTGGCCTCACCGAAATCATCGTCGTTTCCGGCACGCTGCCCCGCCACCTGGTAAACAGAAAACCGCTCCCGGATACTCTTCTCCGTATCGCAGGAAAGGATGTTTTCCCCGAGTACCAGCGCAGTATGTGCCCGCGTTGAGCCAATACCGCCAATCACCAGCCTGCCGTGCGGGTCGTCGTAAGCCAGTGCCTGCTGCTGACCGAGTATTTTGTTGATTACCTCAATCACCGTTTCACCGTGATCAGGCTGGACATCAGGAATAACACCCGACGGCGCACCGTTGTTCACCACCTCAATGCCGAAAGGCGCAGCAAGCGCCTGCGCAATCTGTACCAGCGATCGTCCGTTAAACTGTGTCGGTTCGGCTGCACAGTCAATCAGGTCAGCAGTCAGACTACGTCCGGCAATACCGGTGCTGACCGAACGGGCATCGTAACGAACGGGGGTCGCCTCCACCCAGCCGGTGATCACCAGCTCATCACCAATCAGCACTTCCACTTTTGAACCATTTTTAATGCGCGGCTGAAGCGTGGTGATACCCTCATCTCCCGGCCACTGGCGGGTGATCTCCACACTGAAATCCCGCGCCAGCCGTTCAATACCGGCACCGATGCGCACCGATGTCCAGCCATTCCACTCCCGGCCATTTACCCGTAGCGTGACGTTATCGTTCATTGCACTGGCACCTTCAGAGGGATCACCGGCACAAAGCCGGGATGTTTAATGGCATTACGCCGGATAATGTCCGCGTCACGCGCCGCGTTATCAAACCAGGTCGCCGCCAGCACCAGCGCGGGTAAGACCTCATCCGGCGTGCGCTGAATGATCCGTGCAGACTGTTCAAGGCGCGTGTTGATATCCGCATTCAGATCTGCTTTCACCCGGCGCAGTGCCAGAAACAGCGCATCACTGGTTGTACGGGACAACTCCTTATCAATTGCCGTATTCAGCGTGTCGCGAATGTCGGTCAGTTCTTCCCACGTTGGCAGGTCAACCGTGTTTTTCACCGCCGGTGCATTGTTCAGTGCCGGATGCGTGACAGAAGGCCAGCCGGTGCTCTGCGCGGGTGTTGTTGACTGCCCCACTGTGGCATTCTGCATCACCGCGGAAGTTGTGGGCGCAGGCAATCGTGTGACGGCATACGCCGCTTCGCTGATTGCGGTCGTACGAAGGGTACTGGCAACCACGTTACGCTGCTGCGTCGCCGTGGCGGTGGTTTTACTGTCCGTTTTCCAGACGCCGCGCGGTTGCAGATCGCTGCCGAGGCTGACACCGGAAAGCGTTTTGATCATGGTGACCAGGTCGCTGGCGTTACCATAAAGGCGTTTCCCGGTACGCCACATTTTCTGCACCTGCTCAACGAAATTTTTGCCTGACGATGGCGGCGGCAGAAGTACCGAGATATCCCCCTGCAACAGCCTGGCGGCATCCGATACGGCAGAATCCACCACTTTCATCGCATCAGAAACATACCCAAGCATTGTGCTGGCATTACCGACGACGTCGTTCTGCACAAAATCTGCCACGCCATCGATACTGAAACCACTGAAACTGTCACTGATGCAGTCATCCAGTGCAGAACAGGATGACATCAGCGTCTGCGCCGTCGCCGCACCTGATGTGGGGTAAGAGAGTTCTCCCGCTTCGACAAACTTCAGGTCAAAGCGGACAATACGCCCTTCACTCTTCGATGTGCTGACCCGAACCTCTCCGTCAACACAGACTTTCAGCTCACCGTAAGTCGGATGGACAAGCGTGCCGGGACCGGGTTTATTCAGCGCGTCAATCAGGCGATCACGCTGGTCAAAGCAGTCATCTCCCACCACATAAGCCGTGATGGACGGGCGAAAAGTGATTTTCCCCAGGTCTTCGGTATAGGGCTTGTCGCGGTTCGGATATTCGTGTGTTTCCACACGGCGACCGGTTCCCGCACTTTCTTCTTCAACCTTAAACGGCACACCGCGAAATGACGCGTCCTGAAGCCTGTCTTTCCACGTCATATAAACTCCGTACATAAAAAATCCCACCGGAGTGGGACTCATTAACAGATTAATTTTTCATTACCTGCCAAAGCGCGTATAGCCAACATCATGGCTGACATCAAAACCGCTGGATCGCGTTTCCATAACCCGCATACCCGGAGGCGAATTCACAAAAGAGACCTTGATCTCACCATCAACTTTTGGCGCAGAAGCTTTGTTGATCATGAAGGGATTCGGGCCTGTGGCACCGGAGGCGTTGTTTGCCTGAGCCGGATCCACCGCCGGATAAGGAGTGTATCCCCGTGGCGGTATTCCCGTCCCATAAGCATCATAAGCACCCGCGCCCCACTGCGCCGAGTTAATGGCATCGACCGTGTCACCGGAACTGTCGGTAAACCATTCAATAATCGGCTTCAGCTTGTCCCACATATCCTGAAACCACTTAACAACCGGTCCCCAGTTATTGATCACCATCCCCAGCGGCGACCAGGCAAAAACCTTCTTCAGAAGTTCCCAGCCTGCCTCAAAATAAGGACCAATAGTTTCCCAGAGCTTCTTGAAATAAGGTCCGACAACATCCCAGTTAGTGATAATTAATCCCGCAGCCAGAGCAATCGCCGTCGCAATCATGCCAATCGGCGTCATCGACATGATCCTGCTGACAATACTGATGGCACCGCCCACGCCCATCAATCCCAGTTTCAGAATCGCAAGACCGGCAGCAAGCCCGACGACGCCGCGAATAACCCGGGGATTTTCATCCGCAAACTTCGTGAATTTCTCCCCCAACTCCCCCAGCCACTGCGTGATGTTCTTAGCGTCACCAGAAAATGCGCCGCCAATAGCCGCAAGGCCGTTAGTTGCGGTCCCCGTCATTGCCTCCCACAGGTTGGACAGCGTACCAAGCTGGGCCTGAACACGTTTATTCAGGCTGGCCTGTTTATTCATCTTCTGCTGGATCTGATCGTAGCCATCCTTTCCTTTATCGATCAGCGCATTGACCACCTGAAGGGTTTCGGCATCATCACCAAATATTGCCTTAAGTACACCGGTTCGCTTAACGTCGGTCAGTTTTCGCAGCTTTGCCAGTTGCCTGAACATGTTATCAAGACCGCCAAAACTCCCTTTGCCATCAGTAAAATCGAGCTGTACCCCGAGTTTCTGGCGGGCCATGATTTTATTGACGTCCCTGATTTTCTTAACGCTTAATCCGGACTGGATAACTTTTCGCAGGGCATTACCTGCCGACTCCCCGTTCATCCCCATCTGATCCATCATGACACTGATGGGGGCAAGACTCTGTGCAGCCTGAAGACCGTCCTTGTTCACCATCTTCAGAACAGAGCTGGTTTTAGTGAAGAATGACAACATGTTGGTGTCGTCAACGCCCAGATAAAACGCCTTCTGAATTGTGTCGAACAGCCCCATCATGTCTTCTGAGGCCGTTCCGGTAGCATCCTGCATCTTTGCAGCAAACTCAGCAGCCGCTTCCGGTGTTTTTTTCAGTTGTACCGCAAGATAAGCTGTCGCTTTACCCACACCACCAAGAATGTTTTCTGCCGGGATCCCCTGACGCACCAGCATCTGCATCATGTTCTGGAAATCAGCCGTTGTACCGGGTAGCTGGTTACCCAGGCCAATAGCCAGTTTATTGATGTCCTGAAAGCTCTTTCCAACCTCGCCGTTCGCATCCATCATGGCGACTTTCAGCCCGGTGGCGGCGTTTTCCTGATCGGCATAAGATTTCAGGGAAAGCGTCAGACCCGCTGCCAGTCCGCCACCAAGCGCCAGCCCACCCTGTGACGCTTCTTCCGCCTGGCGTTTAAATCCCCGGATTTTCTTTTGCATTTTCGACAGCGCGGGAGAAAGCCTGTCGACACCGGTGATCAACGCCTTAAGCTCAAATTCAGCCATGTGTGCGTTTCTCCTGCTCTATCCTGTTTGCCTGACTGACCAGCAAGGGAATTTCACTGATCGGCATATTCAGCAATTCGAAGGGATTAATGCGCCAGTAGCTGGCGCAGTCAAAGAAGCGATCAGTGAGGTATTCAGCCGTCAGGCCTGGAGGAAAAAACCAGCCACAAGCCACGCCGCTGCATTCAGGTCTGCCGGAGACATCTGGTCGACAGAGCTTTGCGGCACTTTCGCCAGCCGCACAATGTATTTCGACACCACATGCGCCAGAAGTCTGACGGACTCATCCTGATTCATCTGGTAGGGATACCCCAGCTCGCGGACATCCTTCCCGGTGGGTTCATCAAACTCCAGTACGGAGAGTGTCTCGCCATGAGCGATAATCGGTTTCTTTAACTCAAGCTCTTTCATTACTGGTAATCCCCTTCTTCACCGTGGAACTCAAGATCAACCGTGCCTTCTTCGGCATTATGGTTCGCTTCGCCGTGCAGCCAGGCGGACGACAATACATAGACCTGACCGTTCGCCAGCTCGGCAGTGATGGTCATCTCATCAGACGAGGTGATTTTGCTCACCGGAAAATTCTTCGGCACCTTGAAGGTCCCTTTGACATAAGGCGCACGGTGAGTTTCCTTGCGGTCCACTGAACCGTCCAGGCCGATGATGTCATCATTGACCGTCCTGTTCATGGGCACCTCAATGCCGCCGGTCAGCGATAGCTGCTGACCGTCAATTTTGAAATAACAGGTTCCCCCGATACGGGCCATTATGCAGACTCCTCTGAATACTGAAGACGGAACTGGTTAACCACGGCAAAGACACGCAACTGGTTAACATAGTCAGGCGGGAACAGCGTGTTCAGGCGGTTCGGATCGCTGGCATCACGCTCCACAACCAGGTACTGCTTAAACAGTTCGTAGTTTTCCACGATCCCCGCACGCTCAAGCTGACGGTAGGTTGCCAGCAGTTCCCCTTTGATCACCGCCGGGGTGACAATCGCCTGACCGGGACCAAAGCGGGTACCGTCGCTGGCAAGCTTGTGACGCCCGTACTTACTGGTAATGACGGATTTCAGTTTGCGCAGTACATACGCACTGGTATACAGCGTCTCGCTGTCGAGATAGCTGTTATCCGCAACCCCGTAAGCGTTTTTCCTGTACGTGGTGACATCACGCTGAATGCGCAGTACCCCGCTTTCGACATACGCCGTTGCCACGCCATGAGACAGCAGGGTCTGTTGTTCGGTCATCGTGAACCGTTTCCCCTTCGGCGCAGGCAGCATACCCACCAGCTCACCGGTCTGCGTGGGACGTGCCGGATCGTTGCGGATAAACACCGCTGCGCGGGCGGTACGGCTTGCCGCCAGCTCATCGGCAGGCGTCTGGGTGTCTTTTTCGTACCCCGCCAGGGTAATGTGCTGCTGGTTAAACTGGTCACCTGCGGTCACCAGTTCTGACAGCGTGCCGATCTTTGCCGTATACACATGACCATACAGCTGACGCGCATAGCTCCAGCGACCGCTGGTATCGTTCATCTCGGTCACCAGCGTGTTAACGGAGGCCGTGTCGTTGAACGGCAGGCCGATATAATCAAACGGCTCATCCGCCATTGCAGCCACCGCGCCGGTGAGAACCGGAGCACCCGTTCCGGCGGTACCCGTCGCCACGGCAATCTGTACGCCCGCTGGCAGCACTTCGCCCCCACCAAAGCCGTAGTAATTGAGGCTGACAGGAATTTCATTCCCGCAAAGCCCCTTATGACGCGCGGTCAGTGTGACCACGCCAGCCGAAGATGAGGCCGTAAACGGCAGGGCCGGAACGGCATTGATGGCATCCTGGATACTGCTGGCAATCGTCGCAACGTTATCGCCGTTGGTCACCGGTGCCTGCACGCGGGTACGTCCCACATAAACATTCACCGTGCCGCTTTCGGTTGCTTCCCCGGTCACCGTCAGCGTAACCGTTGCCGCCGCGCCTGTGGCTTCCGGAACGGCAATCACATACAGCTCACCAAACGGGTCGGTCTGGCGATAAGCCTCGACCATACGCGCCAGCTGACTTCCCGCACCACAAATCTGGCGTGCATAGTCTGCCGATGGCATCAGCACCAGACTGTTGGCAACAATCTCTGCACCGTTATTGGCATGACCAATCAGCAGCGATGCTCCGCTGTCCTGTGCAGTATTCGCCGCCGAGTTATCCATTTCCGCATAAAAAATCGGAACCAGCGTATTTGACGGAATGGTGTTAAAGCTCGTCATCGGTATTCACCTTTTCATTCACGCGCCGGATATCACCCGCTGCTTCACGGCGCAGCCAGTAGTTGTTCTCGTCAACATTTCGCCCTTCGGTGGGCAAAAGGTCACCGCGGGCAGGGTCAGGCACTGACCGCCCTTTAACAGGTTTCACAAACATGAAGATTCTCAGGAAGGAAGGGTTATTTCGGTGTGATGTTCGATATCGCCGTCAGGCCCGTTACCGGGATCGAGATAATCAACATCAATCGCCAGCGTTTGCAGTTCATCCAGACTGTTCAGATCATCCTGCTGGCGGGTATCGTCTTCAGTCAGCTCGCTGATGACCGAAAAATCGAACTGATAAATCAGCTCATGACGATTCAGATCCAGCAGCGTGCCGCCGTCATAGGTAATCGGGTTACCGCACGCCTCCGGGTTCCAGCCCAGCAGAGCCTTAAAGAGCATCTGCCGGACATCGTCCACCACATCATACGAGGCAAACTGACCGCGCTCATCACGCCCGTTACTCAGTATGACAACCACGGAGAAACCCTCTTTCAGCTCCTGCCAGTAGTCGGTCTGGCTTTTGTTTTCTCCCGGAGAATCATCACCCGGTACAACATATGCCGCAGGGAGTTTCAGCTTTCCGACCTCCGGCAGATTTTTGAACTGGGCCGCGCCTGCAACCCGGTATTCAAAATACGGACAGCGGGCACGCAGTGCAGCAATAACAGGCGTCAGTTTCATCTGTGTCGTCGCTCCGGCTTCAGTGATTTACGCAATTCCCGCGCCAGAAAATAGCGTGTCCAGCTGCGGTTCTTTTCAAGCGTTTCCACCATGAAGTTATTACGTGGAGCCAGTCGCCAGCCGCTGCCACCGGATGCACCACGATGATGGCTGCGACGACGCTTTGCCCCTCGCCTCACGCCATAGAACAAAAAAGCCGGATAAAAATCACCGGTGATACGGCGGTTTCCCTCTCCATTACGCTGGTTAGGGGCTATACGTGCCATAAAACCAGGGCGATGTTTACTGGCTCTGGGTACCATGTAACCAATCGAACGAGCCAGGCGTCCGGTCTGATAACCGGGGTTTTCACCCGGTGCCGACCGCGCACGGCGCATCACCAGCCGACGGGCATCACGCATATGACGCTGACCAATCGTGACAAACGCCCGCCGGACACGGGCGCGGTTAAAGCGCATCTCCGCGGGCTGCTGAAAATCAACGTGCAAAAAGGAAGTCGTCATTGTTGCCTCCGTGACTCTGCCTACATTCGCCCAGCTCCGTACACTCCAGCAGCAGAAAGCGCCGCGCCCCGTTCAGATCGCGCTGACGTTTCACCCGGTACACACTGTCACCGCAGACCACCTCATAATCAGCGGTGATCCCCCGGCGGTAACGAATGGTGATGTAATGGGTGATGGCGTCCCCGGTCTGCGCGGTTTCCTGCCAGGTGGTGGCACTGGTCTGGATAACCTTCGCCCATGTCCGGAACGTAACCGGGTATTGAGGCTCCACGCCAAAGTTATCCGCGGGCATATCCACCCGCAGGCGGATCAGGACGCGTTTATTCAGTTCACCGGGGTCCGGCAGAATGTAGGTTGCGCTGGTCTGCGCCTGACGAATTTTCATTGCGGAAAGTACCTGTACGGGCCGACAAGCCAGCCAAAACTCTGCGGCATGTCGAGTTTCTCCACTTCCGTAACCGACGAGCGGTTTTCGTAAAAATGGCTGATAAGCATCAGCATCCCCAGACGAATATCATCCGGCAGGTGCAGCCCGTCCGGATCGCTGTCCGGAATGGTTTCATCCGGTGCATAGAGCTTCCGGTTCAGATACGTTTCCGTCCGCTTTTGTGCCGCATAGGCCAGCAGTTGCAGATGGCGGTCATCAGCATCGAAATCCTCATCCAGCCGGAGTTGGGCTTTAATCTCTTCCATTGTCAGAAGCATACTCAGCCCTCTTTACTGGTCGTGGCTTTTTTCTCTTTTGTCGCTTTACTGCTTTTTGCACTGGTTCCGCGCTCTGCTAACCCGGCCTGAAGTGCAACCTCCTGCACCCGGGCAGGAAGCGCCCCGTCGTCATACTCACCGGCCCGAATGACCTCAACACGCATACCGTCCGGTGACCATTTCAGATCTTGTTTCAGGATCATGATTCTTCACCCATCAGAACAGGGGCGCGGTTCCGCGCCCCTGAGTGATTACGCCACTGCAATCTTCAGCAGTTTGATGGCCTGCGAATCGACCAGCATGCCGCCGGTGCGTTTGGTGGTATAAAAACCGACAAACGGTTTATTGGTGTACGGGTCACGCAGAATGCGGGTGCCGATACGGTCAACGATGGTGTAACCCCGTTTGAAGTTACCAAATGCAATGGCTTTCGCATCAGCGGCGATATCCGGCATCTGTTCGTTTTCAGCGATACCGTAACCCGCCAGAGAGGACGGCTGCCCCAGTTCCAGCCCCGGACGCCACAGATAGTTACCCTCGGTGTCTTTCAGCAGACGGATGGCAAACAGGCTGTTGTTGTTCATCATGAACTTCGCGCCAGTGCGGTGTGCCTTTCGCAGCGTGTAAATCAGTTTGATAATGGCGTCTGCGGTCACCGCAGTCGCGTCGCCGGATACAATATGCTGAAGTTTGCCGAACGCCCGGACCTTATCGGTTTCATCCGTGGATTCATACGCCAGGAACCCTTTCGGCTTCTTGGTACCATCGCCGGTGGTAAAGGCAATTTCTTCCTGTTCGGCAAATTCGGTTGCCAGCTCGCTGTTGATCCAGGCCTCCACGTTGAAAAAGGCATCATCCAGCATTTTCTGGGTGGCCTGCGGGTTACCGTAGATTTCCCCCATGAAAGGTTCAATCAGCCCCAGTTTTGAGGTGGCAGTCTGGGAGCGCGCGTCAGTCTCGCCAACCCATCCGGAAGCCGTGCCGCCCAGATTCACCAGTTTTTTGTAGTCGGAACCACCAACGGTGATCACCGTGGCTTCCTGACGCATCACCACTTCATCTTTCAGCAGGTTAAGAATGTTGCGATCCAGTTCTTCCGGCACGGCGTAGCCACCGTCTTCATCGGTGCCCACCTGCAATGCCTTACGCTCCAGATCGCGCAGACCGTCTTCACGGCCTTTACGCAGGAAGCCCACAAACGCCTCTTTATGCTCGGTGGCCAGTTTATTTTGCGCACCACCTGCCGGACGTTTCAGCTCAAGCAGCTCTTTTTCAAGATCGCTTTTGAGGTTTTCCAGCTCGCTGAGTTTCCCGTTCAGGGTTTCCACCTGCCCGGCAAGTTTGCCTTTTTCCTGCTCAATCGCATCCACGCGCTTGTCGTTCTTTGCTTTGAAGTCGTCAAACTTCTGCTGCAGCTCCTGCGCGACCTGTTCGACATCTTTAATATCAACCGCCATCGTATTTCTCCTGATTAGAAGTTCAGATTTTTCAGTGCATTCAGTGCAGAGCCCACATCCTCAGCGTCGCGCAGGGACAGTGCGCCATAGCCCCCGGCCATGAATGCTTTGGCCTGGGTACGGGAGAGTCCGACATCACGCAGGACTCTTTCGATTTTTTTCTGTTCGGGGATTTCCCCGCGGGCCAGCGCGTTCTTGACGTCGCTGATCCGCGCCTCGTCGTTAGACGGAAACGTCACCAGACTGACTTCCCAGAGGTCGATTTCTTTCAGCAGAAAGGCTTCTTTCGTCTGGTCGTATTCCCAGTCCTTCAGGACGTACCCAATAGAAAGGCCGGTTAACGAACCGGCCTTCATGTGTGCATGTGCGCGTTTTGCCAGAGGATCATCATCAATGAGCAACCGCCCCCTGACGTAAAGCCCGACATCGTCTTCCTTCATTTCGGTGTAAACACCGATGGGCTCATCCATGCGGTGCTGCCAGAGCAGCGCAGGTAACGCTTTTCTGTCACTCCACGCCCGCAGGGAAGCAGCAAATGCCCCGGACATCACCACATCATCGTGGCTGTCCTTTACACCAAAGACGGAGCCATACCCTTCAAACTCACCGGAGTCACTGACAGATTTCAGACTCAGCGGTACATCAAGACGTTGTTTCGTCTGCATTGGCGTTATCCTTCTGCTTACCGGCTTTACTGCCATCGGAGGGTTTCGTGGTCATGTTCATCGGTGTGAGATAGACATCCCCACCGGGACGCGGATTCATATCTTCCAGGTCGCGGCAGTCATTGGGAGAGTAAATTCCCCAGTTAATCCCGGTGGCGTAGGCTTCAAAACGGGACTTCATATCCCCGCGCAGTAACGCCCCGGCGTTAAATTTGGCGTAATAAACGCCCTGCTTACTTTTTCGTACCAGTCCGGTGTTGATCCGCTGTTCGATGCGGGTCAGATACGGCACCAGTGAATAGTTGATAAATCCGAGCCCCAGTTCTTCGATATTGTTGAAGGTGGCGCGATCGGTGTTCTGCACCATGTGCAACGGTACCCGGAACAGACGACAGATTTCTTCAAGCTGAAACTTGCGGGTTTCCAGGAACTGGCTGTCCTCGGCGTTCAGCGCCATCGACTTCCAGTCCAGCCCCATCTCAAGGATCATCGGGCGGTGAGCATTGCCAAGCCCGGTGTGACGCTCCTCAAAATCTTTCTTCAGGCGCTCATAAGCCTGATCTGACAGCGTCTGCTCTGTACGCAACACACCCGACGTCACCGCACCATTGCTGAACAGTCTGGCCCCGTGCTCTTCAGTCGCTGCCGCCAGCGATATTGCCTCGCGGGCATAGGCGACGGGATTCAGCCCCACCAGTCCGTCCAGCGTCAGCGTGCGCACATGCCAGATATCCTCCTGGCTCAGCACATCCGTGGAGCCGTCCGGGAATGTGACCTGATAGACCGGCTCCCAGCTACTGTTAAGCTTCGGTACCACACAGCCGGGATCGACGGGCAGCAGTTCAGCCACTTCGCCAAATGCTTTCACTTTGTAGGCGTAAAAGTTTCCCCGCAGGCACAGACAGGTGACCACCAGCTCCCAGAACTCCTGCGGCGTCATATAGCCATTGGGATGCGTGGAGATCAGCTTATGCAGACGTTCGCCGGTGGCCCTCTGTTTCAGGCTGCCGTTCAGGTGATACAGATTGCAGGGCAACATCCCGACCGACTCTGCCAGCACCCTGACGCAGGAAAAAACCGCCGTCAGTCGCATGGCCCGCTGGCTGCTGATCTGCTTTCCGGTATAGGTGTCATATGACAGCCCGATAGCATCCGCCAGCTCTGCTGGCGTGGTCACCGGCGCGTCACTTTTTCGTTGAAATAATCCCGAAAAGAACACTATTTACCTCCGCCGACAGACGACTGTGTACGGTCAAGATATCGCGCCACCAGCCACGACCAGAACAGGCACAACGCCCCGGCAACAACAAACCCCGCCGGGGGATAAATCAGCCAGGCACCATACGCCAGCAAAAGCGCCCCCAGCACGCCCACCAGAGGCGCGAGAATCAGCATGATCATAATTACCTCAGTTAAAGCGAGCGGATCCCATAGGACTCAATGTGGTCAGACAACGTGTCTTCTTTCTCGTACAGCATGGCTCTGCCAACCGCCATAATCAGCGCAACTGCACCATCGATTTTGTTTTCCGCCTGCTCTTTAACGGGCTTCACCACATCATCGTTACCCGGAATGGTTTTGCCGACCACGTTGCCGATACACCAGGTCATGATGGGATTGCCATCATGATGAAAGCGCCCCGATTCAATTGCCGCTTCCAGCTCTTTCATCGGGTCGGACATGTTGGTGTAGTTCTGAATGATAGTGATGGGGTTCAGGTCTTCATCAGCAAGGTCATGTGACAACCCGGTCGCCCCGAAGGGGTCGATGGGTGACTCACTGACCGGGCTGATTTTGTTCGCCGCTTTGGCCTCCTCGAGGATGTAGCGATAATCCACCTCCGCACCATCGGTAACGGTCAGAACGCCCATTTCCACCCATTTCTGAAAGCGTTCGGCTGTCCGTCGATCTTCATTTTTCTCGACGCTGTACACCGTGTCATACGGTACCCAGAAACGCGGGGCCACACTGTAGTAATGCGTTTTACCGTCAATCTCGCGGGTATAAAGTCGCGCCATGCTGTTCATATCCAGCTTACGCGCCAGGTCAAAGGCCAGAATGCACGGCTGCCCCTCGAACTGCTCAAGGGTCAGTGATTTATCCTCGCAGCTCTGCCAGCTCACCAGGTTGAAATACGCCGAACGCGCCGACACCCAGATATTGAGGTGTTTTGTTTTAAAGACGTTTGCCAGACGGGCGTTATTTTTCGCACGCTGCTGCTGACTTAACAAAAATTCGCGATAAACCGACACGCCAATATTTGGATTGGCTTTTTCCAGCACCTGCGGGTCGGTCCAGTCGTCACCTTCATCAACGGTATAGATGATCCCGAACAGTTCATCGTTAGGCACCGAGCCGTTGAGCATCTCGATGACTTCCCGCCGTTTGTCGTAGCACGGCCCCTCAATGTTGTACCCGGCGGTAGTGATAGCCCACATCAGTGGCTGACGTCGCGCCCCCATCCCGGTAAGCATCGTGGTGTAAAGCGCATCTGTGGCGTGCTCGTGATATTCATCCACCACCGCACAGTGGGGTGATGAACCATCACCGGGGTTACCGATCAGCGGTTCAAAACGCGCACCATCCTCCGGACGGTTCATGTTTGAGGCGTTAACCTCAATCCCGAACGCTTCCGTCAGCATGGGTGTGCGTTTACACATCAGTCTTGCCGGACGAAAGACTTCCCATGCCTGTTTCTCCGTCGTGGCACCGGAATACACTTCCGCGCCGAACTCGTTATCACAGGCAAAACAATACAGGGCGACACCGGCAGAGATTGCCGATTTGCCGTTCTTACGGGGGATTTCGGTATACACCTCACGGAAGCGGCGCAGCCGGGAGCCTTTATTGACCCAGCCAAACGCGCAGCAGATCACAAAGAGCTGCCACGGCTCCAGCGTGATGGGCATCCTCTTAAATGCCCACTCACCCTTGGTGTGCGGCAACAGCTGAATAAATTTCGCGGCCCGTTCAGCCAGGTCCTTGTCGAAGCGGTAACGAAACGACTTACTTTTTTCCTCCATTAGGTCATCAAGATGGCGCTGGCAGGCCTGAATCACAAACTGGCAGGCCACAATCTTTCCGCGCACGACATCACGGGCATACTGATTGGCAGCATTTACGTTGGGGTAAGATTTCCGGCTCATGATTCGATGATTTTCAGAAACGGGTTAGTGGCTTTCTTCTGCCCCGCCAGGCCAATCAGACGCTGGCGGCTGCTGGGGTCGAGTCCGAGCATTGCCCCCGTACTGCTCATCTCGGACTCCTGTTCTTTTTTGGCGGTCAGCTCCGGATTTTTGACCATACCGCCCATTGCACCGGTGATGGTGTTGCCCTGTCTGGCAATATTTTTCACGGCACGTCGCCAGAACTCGTAGGCCACGCACCACCGCTCAAGCACCGCGAGGTCAGTCACGCACAGCAGGCCCTGACCGCAGAGTTCTTTAGTTGTCAGTTGCCACATGATCGTAGCGAGAGGGAGATCTTCTTCAGCGAACCACTCCGGTGGCTCAACACCTTTGATGGGCGTAAAAACAGGTTCATCTTTATTCAGGGCTCGCTTGCCGGGGTTTCCGGCCAGCGCCTTGCGCGCCGTTGGCTTGGGGCGACGCCCGGAACGCCCCGCCGTTCCAGCCATATGCGGCACTCCTGGTTAAATTTCATTTTTCGCGGGTATAAAAAAACGATGGGGCGGGCAGTCCGGAAGACGTCAGGCCGCAGGGATTTGACCCGCCCCTCCCCTCAGGAAGTTGAGAATCATTATCACTTCAACCGTTCACGGGCCGTCTTCGCCTTATGACACGGCCAGCACAGACTCTGCAGATTACAGTCGGCATCAGTGCCGCCATGCGCTTTAGGGATGATGTGGTCAACGGTTTTCGCTTCACGCACCACACCGGCACGCAGACATAACTGACATAAACCTTTGTCACGTTTCAGTACACGTTCACGGATAGCATCCCATTTCGAACCGTAGCCGCGCTGATGACGGGATTGTCCTGGCTTGTATTGCTTCCAGCCTTCGCTTTTGTGGCTTTCGCAGTAGCCTGACGGGTCAGTAGTGGTATGGCGGCAGCCGCGAACGCGGCAGGATTTTGGGATTCGTGGTGGCATTGAAGAAAACTCTTTGTAATAAGCATAAAAACCCCATATTGAATGGGGCTTGATGAATTACTGTCCTAAAGCACTTTTTGCCAATATTGAAGCAATTGAAGCAAACGTCGGATTTTCCAATAGCTTTTGCCAAAGGCTTTTAACCTCTGGATCATTGCAATGCTCTATAGCATCATGTAGTTGTTGAATGGTTATATTCTTTGTGATCGAATTATCATTACCGGCTTGAAAATCACCACCAGCATTAATAGCACCGTTAAACGTCAAATGGGTCGTAATCTGCTTCGGCTTCTCTTTTACATCCAATGCCTTCACTATCAATACCGCCAAATGTGAGTAGCCAGGGCAACCAACCTCGAGACTAATTTGCACCTCGTAATCAAGCACTTCAAATAGTCTTTCCCTGTCGACCATTTTTTGCACAATGATATCGCCGATATTAAATGGGCATAAGTCACTTTCAATAGGAATATACAATCGGCCTTTAGATGAGTCACGTTGACCATAATAGGTGGATGAATTAAAGGTAAAAGTATCTGGATAGAAAAATTGATCTGGTCTCATAATAGTCCCTTTTGTGTTTTGTGGATATCTCCATTAATTAGACTATTACTTTATCTCTTTTCCCAAATACATACATTCAAAATTAAGAGCATTATCACAGATAATTTCGAAGCGATATTGCAATGCCTACCCATGACCTGTATTCAACGAATACGTATCAGAGGAATACCTTGTTCGTTATCTACATGACGATAAAAATATACATCAATTTTGATTATCAATGATTCTGATATCTGACTTATCCCTATTACATTGAGCCAACGCGGATAACAAACTTACATTCAAATCAAGACTTGCACCATACGTCAGTGGGTTGGGTATAAACGGTACAGGTGTATCAGAAGTCAAGCTGACTGGTAGTGGAGTCTTCGGAATGCTCACGTAAACTGTTCGCGTACTTCCACAACCGGTCAGCAGCGGCAGCAGGCACAGGGCGTACAGCACAATCATCATCCGCAACAGCCACTTTGATATCAGCCTGGGTTCTCTGTGACTCCAGTGCGATCTGCTGTTTTGCATGCTGGTTAGCCTCCAGAACTGTATTGACGATTTGCAGTGATTGCAGGACGTTATTGGTAATAGCGGTTGCCGATTCGGCATTTTGTACAGCCTCATCAGCACGTTTCTTTTCGCGCTGGTATTTGCTGTGGTAGTGGTTAGCTGACCAGACGAGAGAACCGAATAAAGTCAGGAGGAAAGCAGAAATAACCAGCTTATAGCGAAGTTTCATTAACCACCCCGCCAGCTTCTTTGAATTTGGCAATCAGACTATCGATCTTGTGTTCATACTGACCGTAGCCAGCACCGGGCAATGAAGCCCAAATATTGCTGCAACGGTCGATTGCCTGACGAATATTGCCACGGTCAATCATCGGTAAAGCGCCACGCTCTTTAATCTGCTGCAGAGCTACAGCGTCCTGGCTTTCTGGAGAAAAATCTTTCAGGCCAAGCTGTTTACGGTAAGCATCCCACCAGCGTGAAAGAAGCTGGTAACGTCCGGCGGCTGTTGACTTGAGTTTCGGGTTTAGCGTGACAAGTTTGCGAGGGTGATCGGAGTAATCAGTGAAGAGTTCACCACCGACAATAACGTCATAACCGTGGTTACGTGTCGGTTGTCGTCCGTTATCCGTTCCTTCTGACCAAGCCACCATATCAAGGAAAGCTTTACGCTGGGAATTTAGTACCTGCATAAATTACTCCTTAGAGCCACCAAATTTGTTACCGATTACTCGCATTGCAGCCCCACGAATAGCATCGACACCGATCAGCCCCACCCCACCACCAATGGCAACAGAAAGTGATTTAGGCCATCCGACATACTCAAGAGCGGATGCAAAAGTCAGCGTCAGAGCGCCACAGAGTAGAATTTCGAGCGTTTTTCGCTTCCAGCCACCACCACCGCCAAAATAGGCGATGCGCAAACCAGCCATAACGATCGACATAATCACTGCACCCAGCGGTGTGTCTCCACGCCACCAGCTCTGGACCAAGTCCAGCCAGGTATTTGGGTTATGAGGCATTTCGTCATCTCTCACCTCGCGATATTTGCGGGTGCTGTGTTGGAAATAAAAAGGCCACGCAACGTGGCCACCAGAATTATTTCCCCACCAGTTCACTTACCTCTTTCACCGTCTGATTAAACCGCTCTGACTCAAGTTAAACACCTAACGCCCGACGCCCCAGCGCCATTGCTGCTTTTATTGTGGAACCGAATCCCATAAAGAAATCAGCAACCAGATCACCAGGTCGACTACTGGCATTGATTATTTGCCTGAGCATATCCGCCGGTTTCTCGCACGGATGTTTACCCGGGTAGAACTGAACGGGCTTATGCGTCCTGACATCGGTATAAGGCACGGAGACTGATACGGAGAAATAGCGCCGGTGAGATTTAAACTCATCCAGCAATTCAGAAGATTTGCAATTCAGTGAATCATGAGATACCACCAACTGGTGGTAGGATTGTCTCAACTAGTGAGCTTTATACATTTAAGTGCGATGCACAGATAATAACCACGCCAATGGAATATCACACACAAAATTGATAGAACACTAACAATAAGCCACAAAATAATTCACAATTTATTTTTACAGTGGATAAGTAGCAAAGTAGTGAATGTGAATAACGGCTAACTAAGATGAAACAAAAAGCCCCACAATATGTGGGGCTCCTTCGCGATTTATAGTAAAATAATCGATTCTCTAGCTGAAAAAATCTTTAAAAATTATCAGCAATACGCAAGTTTTTTACCGTCATCCGGTACTAGTTTGATCACTACACCAGGATTCTTACGCTCTAACATCTGAGTTTGACTCCATGTAATACCAAAGGTTTCCATTGGAGATGCATTGCCAGCAAAGAGTTCGGCGACGACTTTAGCTGCCTCAATCTCTATCTGCTCATGATGTTTCATAAAAATCCCCTTGTTCAGCACTAAGCTGTAGTTGCTTCTTTGAAGCATAAAGGCAACAAAGTTTGTTACCTGAAGATGTATAAAGTAAAGCGTAGTACATTTTGTGTGTGCTTTGTGTGGATCCAGATTGCATCAACTAAAAGAGGTTTTCAATACTTTTGTAATGATTCTGGAGAAATTAAGAATCTAACTCACACTGATTGGTTAGGTAAAACGCTCCTAAGCACCATTGCGCAACCACCTCGTTCGTAATCAGCAATGTACTCAAAACCACTTTCAGTATAGTATCTTATTGCCCCATCAACTGGACTAACTAAAGCTATCGAATCAATAGATTCACCCTGAAGGTTCAGAAATCGTGCATATGCAGAGAAGCAATCCAAAACGATACCAAGCATCTGATGGTCTAGGTCTTCATGTGCATCATTACGTTTTTCCATCCAGCAAATATGCACCGCATTTTTCGGCTTACAGTAACACCCAAATGCAAATCCAATAGGCTCCCCACGATAATAAACAACTAGTTTTATCGGGTGTTCTTCCATCATATCCATAAACACTCGCGACTTTAGTCCGGGATCCCACCGCAGTTTATTGTTAGCCTTGAGGAACTCCATATCTTTTAGTACCAGCTCGTCGGCATATACGAGCCCTAACGACTTATGAGGGAAGCGCCCTTTTAAATACTCTGCAACATTTTTAAATACTGCTGTTTGGAAGGCTTGAAACATCATGTCGATCCAGACGAGACGAAAGTTTAAATTCTACCTACTCGCCGAATACCATTTCAATGCCACACATCTAAAATTCCGAAAAAAAACCCGCACATCAGCGGGTTTTCTACTTTTTATTAAAGCCGGACACACAATGCCTATCATTGAGATAATATTATCCATTTTTTTTGAAAAATGCAAGCATCATGTCGCCATTTTCGTCGAAAATCATTCATCTCGTCACTTTCCTCAATTGTGTCTCAGCATACGCTTCTTCCTGCCAGCACTTTGTAACCAGTTTATCAATGACATCTGCATATCCTTTGTACCACTGATAATCCGTCAGGTCTGGTACCAGCTTCTGGACATGAAGCCGCGCCAGTGTGGTTGGTAAACGGCTAAACCGGTTTCCATTGCAACGCCCACAAACCTTATAAACAGGCGTGCCATGAAGCCGGGTTCTTTTTTCATCCAGGACAATACCTTTACCCTTACACCCTCTGCACGCTGTGCTGACTTCTCCCTTACCATGACAATGCTGACACAGTTCCTTCACCCACTCTTCCTTGATAACAGATTCCCCGCTTCTGGAGTGTTTCACCACCTCGCGCAATACATCATGAAATCCAGTACCAGCACAATGCTCACAGCGAGCCTTACTTGCCGCAGACCTGGAATAATCAGCAAAGGCAAAATTCACAAGGTAAGGAATGATCTGTAGCCGGGTTTCTTCACTCAATTTGTTCAATGTCGGGTTATCCAGTGCCATCGCGTAATTGAGCAGACCTTCAATCGCAAACTGAGGATCCTGAACACCAACTTTTGCCAGGAATAAGGCAAACCCAAGCGGTGCTTTCGACTGCACCATCCCCTGCGCAGCCATTACATCCGTAATTGTTAAACCACCAGAGCCTGTCGCCGGTGCGTCATCGCTCAATTTTGGAGATTTTGGGGAGTAATATTTCGGTAAGGCTTCAAGGTTCATGCTCGTTCTCCACTTACGCCAGTACGCCTATTGCCAGCGCACGATCGATAAAACGAAATATCAGCTCCAGCTGGGAGCCATACATCTCTTCAAATGCCACGGTATCCGCATGCAACTCGTCGTGATGCTTTCTGCACAAAGGCAACACAAAGAGGTCATGCGCTTTTGTACCCATTCCCCCCTGACCGTGGCCTATCAGGTGGTGGGGATCATCAGCAGGCTTTCCACAACATGCACACGGCTGTGTCTTAACCCAGCGCGTGTACTTTTCATTAACCCAGCGGCGACGTTTTGGGCGTAACATAAAAGACTCCGGCGACTCCGGATCCACTTTCAGCGCCAGCACCTTTTTCGCCTTATCCTGGATGATGCTGGTGGCAGGAACCGAAGGCACAAGGTCACTTTCCCGGGTAACAGACGGCACAACAGGCTTCGGTAATCTCAGTGCCTTACGGGCTGCACTTTCCGGTAAGGCATCCGCCAGATCATTACGAATCAGCCACCAGCACAGTTCCGGCATTGTCACAACGTGACTGTCATCAAAACCGAGATCCCGACGCACGACAGATAACACCCACCGGACACAGTTATCCGTTGCCATTGATTCCAGCCGTTCCGTGAACTGATCGCGCAGCTGGTTATCGCAGTGCCAGCACAGACGGATTGCGCCCGGCGCGTGTCGCATTGTGGTCATGTTCTCGCTGTGCCAGTCGGAATGAGGCCACTGGCAGCCTTTTTCACGAAGTAACCAGCTTTCAAGACATTCCACGCCACCAGCACGACGGATCACTGCCTCATTGCGGAACACGGCCCGAACGGCAGGATCATCCGCCAGCGGTTGTGATGCCGCCGGAACGGCACCACTGGCGAAAGATGAATAACGCTCCGGCTCAGGCTCCAGCAGGACACGCCCCTGCATAAACAGGGGCATCAGCTCTGAACCTGGCCTGAACAATACGATCCCCATACGCGGGGCAATTTCAGGGGTCAGTAGTGCTCTCACGGTCACCTCAATGAACGGTATCGAGCAGCTTTAACAGCTCAGGGAATCGGGATTCGAAGAAATGCGGCTGCGTCTCGCGCGGATTTGCGGGACTGGTGATGTTCTTGCCGAACATGCAACCTTTCGCTGTCAGCGACCAGAATTTTTTGATGTTGTTAATCGCGGTACGGCTGTATCGTTCGCGCTGCTCGACGATCCCCAGTTTCACCATCTGGTGATATGCCTGATTAGCCGTCAGGCGTATACCATACTGTTTCAGCAGTGCACTCAGTGACAGTGTCGGGCGACTTGAGCCATCGTGTGCATCAGCAGGAGCATCAATGGCATAGCGCGGTGCCAGATTCGGTAAGCCAACAGCCTCCTGGAGTTTCTGACAGGCACCAAGCACTGAAGAGTTAGACAGGTTTAACTCCCGGCGCATAAAGTCCAGCAGGATCACGCCAGCCTGCATCTTGTCAGCAGCCTGTCCGGATAATTTTTCCGGTGCGCTGGTTACCATATCGAAAGTACGGATCACCTTCAGATGGAATGACGGGCTGATCCACATTGCATAGGCATACACCAGTTCCTTGCAGACATACGTTCCCCGTTCATTTCCCCCATGAATCACACTCACCGGGTCAACACCCAAATTCTGGGTGTTGGTCAATTCATGAACAAGCTCAACAGTTTGTTGGCTGGAAAGAAACTTTCCCGGCTCCTTGGTTCTGGCATTTGCACCAGATGCTACTGCTGCGCGATGCAGATCGTTCAGGCTGTAACGCCCATAAGCATCACGACGAACTTCAATACCATCAATGACCATCAGATTATTCATACTTCGTTTCTCCTCTTAATCAGGCAGCTGCACCCGCCGTTTTCTCGTACTTACTGATAGTGATCTCGACCTTCCCTTCCGGGATAACCGGTCCCCACTCCACCAGCATTCTTTTCACCTGACTGTCGTCTTCCCACACCCCCGCGTGGGTCAGGGCGTCAAACAGCGCCTTGTTATAGTTGTCCAGATCGCGGATCCTGTTATCCGGAGGAAACAACACGATCTCCACTGAAGCAGGTGCCGACGTTGGTTTCGGCAGACGACGTAACTGCTCAACTATTGCTGCGTACGCCGCGCTCTGGAATTTTCGCCCAGCCGCGCTTATCAGGCTCTTACCAGCAAACGCCCCTTTGTTGGGGTGTCGCCAGTACGTGTTCACGCTGGGCGGAAAAGGCAGGATCAGCTTCATACTTTCAGGCCCCTCTCATGTAACCAGTGGGCTGCACGCAGCCTTGCGTTTTCCTCACCGGCAAGCAGTGAGCGGATAATCCCGACCGCCTCGCTGTCGTCGTCCTTCACCGCAGTATGAAGCGTGATGCCCCGGGCCACGCCACGCTTTATCGTGATGACGCCTTTTTTCTCCAGTGCGCGAAGATGCTCCACCGCTGCATTCACTGAACGGTATCCCAGCATGGTTGCCACCTCCTGATTGGTTGGCGGGAAGCCACGTTCTTTCTGATAAGAAATCAGCATATCCAGCACCTGCTGCTGGCATTGAGTTAACGTCGTCATGCCGCCATCTCCCTGACCAGTTTTTCTGCCTGCTGGCGAACCTGCGCCAGAAAGGCCTCACCACATGCCTCAAGTTCATCGCGCCCGATGTAGCTGATTGCCGGTCCCTTCCAGGTCTTGTCGAAAACAGCAATAGCACCAGCGAAGAAAGCGCCTGTCGGCACCTGCTTCTCATCCTTCGGGATAAACCAGGCAGGCAGTTCAAAACCAATACGCCCGCGAATAAAAGCAATATGATCTGCATCTTCCGGCCACCACACTTCGCTGGTGGCAGCTTTGATCAGGAAAACATAGCGCCCGCCTTTATCACGCATGGCACTGGCATGCTTCATGATGTAACGCATGCCGGTGATGTATTGCCCCTCATGCTGACTGGCGCGGCTGTATGGGGGATTACCAAAGGCAGCACCTTTAAGCTCCGCAAGGCGTTCTGACCAGTCATGCGCCAGCGCGTTGTCTTCCGCCGTGTAATACGCAGCACATTTGGCGTTATCACCGTCAGTGAACAGATCCAGAACAAACGGGCCAAACAGGGTGTTAATTCCCCAGAAAATGTTGTCCGGCGTGCGCCACTGATCGCCCACTTCCTTCAGTTCATGGGCTGGTTTGTTCCGCAGTTCCACCAGCGCCTGGCAATATTTATTACTCATTAAGCCCCCACGTAATTCCCTGAGAGATACCACTCTTCACCTGATGCAGCCCGCTTACTGCTTTTCCGTAAACACCGTTCACGACGCGCCAGAAAATTGTTTCGTTCTGGCTGGGAGTGGCTTTCACGGAATGCCGCCATCCACACCGTTGCAGCACGACGGTATAAGCCCCTGGACTCCAGTTCTTCCGCCTGGCGGGTCAGGCACAAAATCACCCGGGGATCGTTAGTGCCGACATAGAAATTGCGCACAGGTCTGGTTTCACGAACTGGTTGTGGTTCCGGCTCCTGCGCTCTCTCAGTCAGGCGCGGGAAATGTCTGCGTGTATCTCCTTCACAACGGTGAGCCACACGCCCACTCTGACGTAACTTGCTTGCAGACTGCAGAACGCGCTGCCGTGAGTAACCTGCAAAAGCATCCGCAATGTCTCCGGAAGTACACCCCGGATGGGCTTCAATGAATTTCTGAACGTCATTTAACAGACTCATGATCACCCCCTGAATCCTGCCGGGATCTGGCTGTAGTCCACGTTGTCGTAACTGGATTTGAAGTACGGGTCTTCGCGTTTTTCGGTGTACGTGCTGACGGACGGTGATAAGCGCAGGGAAAGCTCATCCCATTTTTCCCGCAACTTCGACGGGCTGAGCACGTTACGGCACCAGAACGGATCGCGGCTGACGCGGCTGTACATCTCGCAGATTTGTTTGTGAGTACGACCATCCTGTACACACATCAGGCGAATTTCGTTTGCCCAGGCTGTCCAGTTCGGTTCTTTGGGACGAACCACCTCGCCGTCACATTCGGCGGCTTGCTCGTACAGGGCGATGATTTTTTTCCAGAGCCACTGTGCGCAGGTCAAATCATCCTGCGTTCCCCACTGGCGCTTTTTAGGGCTGAATACAACCGCATCAGGATGGCGAGTTAAAAAATCCTGTTCATCCGTCTGCGTGTCCGGTTGCGAAGCGTCCGGACGAGAAGGTTTTTTATCTGACGGATCATGTTTTGATTTTACTGACGGATCCCCGCCAGATTCTGACGGGTGAAAACCCGCTTTTTTGCCAGATTTCGACGCATCAAATTTTGACGGGTCAGATTTTGATGCGTCAGATTTTGACGGGTCAGAATCTGACAGTTGAGAAAATGCCGCTGCCTGAAGCTTCGCAACGTTAAGCTGATAAACATTCGACGCATTGCGGTTACCCTGGCGACGCGCCTTACGCGTTAACCAGCCTTCTGCTTCCAGCCGTGCGATAGCCGTCCTGACGGTACTCATCCCCGCGCCAATCTGACGGGCAATAGTTTCAATTGATGGCCAGCACACACCTTCGTCATTACTGAAATCAGCCAGGCGGGCCATAATTGCCACGCTGGATAATTTCATGCCTGATGCAGCGCAACCATCCCATACATAGCCGGTTAATTTAGTGCTCATGACCGACCTCTATTTCCCTGAATTTACGACGAAACTGTTCGAGCGGGCTGAAGCACTCATGCTCATAGCCTTCGCGGAGGTAGATAACTCGTTGTGTTTCCGGCTCCCAACGAATGACTCTGACGGGCACTCCGTAGTGATCTTTGAACCAGCGGTTAACTTGTCGCAAAGGACTGTCTCCTTCTGCCGGTTGAAATCACCCACAGCCCACTCAGCAAAGCTGTGGGTTACAATTTCCCTGTCACCTGGTACATTAACTGCATAGCAATACTCCACCTTCGCTTTTCCACCCGGTACAGGAAGCGCAATCAGTTGCGAGCGACGGTAGTGTGTTGTTAAACTGTTCATGCGTTAGTTTCTCCACAGTCACGACACGCCACGGCGCCCGGAGCTGCACACTCGCGGGCGTCATTACTTTCTGAAATGCAAAAGATTTTGTAGACCAGTGCTGCATGCTCCTGCAGCTTCGAAATTGAGAGATACAGCTCGTCGTTAATTGCTGTCTTCTCATGCGGTTCCACCACACCGTCTTCGATTGCCGAACGAATCTGTCTGGAATAACTGCCAATCTGTTCAATGACTTCCAGCAGGCGCTGGTTAATATCGGCGTTGTCCACATCCTCGACGTCAGGAAGAGACACAAAGACGCCATTTGCAGACTGCGCCACAGCGTCAGCAATGAAGTGAGTTCCACCAGCACGTTGCAAAATCATTGCCCATCCCAGCGGGAAAATCTGATCGCCATCGGCACGAAGGCGGTTAAATAATGCGTTTTCTGTTACATCCAGCCAGTCAGCTGCTTCAGCGTAACCACCCGGCAACGCTGCGATAGTTTTTCTGACAGCTTTCACGTACCACTCAGGCTGTTTTTCTACTTTCCAGTGATGCTTACCCACGGTTAGCCTCATCGTTCTGTGGTTTCTGTTAATCGATTTATCCATTAGATTTTTCATAAAGCTCAGGTTTAAATGGCAACCGTCCGCAAGTTCTATATGCAGCTTCTGCTGCACGTCCTTTTGGAATTAACTGGCCCGGACGGTTTCGCCACTGATAAACGGCTTCAGTTGTTATGCCGAAAAAAGCAGCAACTTTCTCAATACTGCCGAAGTAGCTTTCGATATCGTCAGTTGTCATACGCCCTCCAAACTAAGTTTTGTTAGATGCTAATTACAAATCTATCTTTGGTCAATAAAAACTAAGATTACTTAGCAATTCAAGAAATGGTGCTCCTATGGAAACGGTTGGTCAGCGTATAAAAGCTCTGAGAAGAGTTACCGGAACGTCCCAGAAAGAATTGGGTAAATTTTGTGGAGTAAGCGACGTTGCTGTGGGGTACTGGGAGAAAGACATCAATACCCCTGGTGGGGAGGCACTTTCGAAATTAGCGAAGTTCTTCAATACGTCAATAGATTACATTCTTTATGGTGCTGAGTTTGAAGGCAAACTCGTCACAAACATGCGCAGAGTTCCTGTAATATCGTGGGTTCAGGCTGGGCAGTTTACTGAGTGCAGGGCAGCAGAAGTGTTTAGTGAAGTGGACAAGTGGGTAGATACATCATTAAAGATTGGTGATAACTCATTTGCATTAGAGGTTAAAGGTGACTCCATGACTAACCCTAATGGCCTCCCAACAATACCAGAAGGCGCAACAGTGATTGTAGATCCAGATGCAGAACCTCGTCATGGAAAAATAGTCATCGCTCGACTTGATGGAACAAACGAAGCTACAGTAAAAAAATTAGTCATCGATGGCCCTCAAAAGTTTTTAGTGCCATTAAATCCTCGGTATCCCAACATCCCTATCAATGGTAATTGCCTTATCATTGGTGTAGTCAAAGGAGTTCAATACGAACTCTAAGACCTCTCTTCTCTAACTAAGGCACCGAACTAAGAAAAGTTTGGTGTTTTCTCTTGCCATAATAACTAAGTTAAGTTAGATTTTATATCAAAGATAACGAACAGGCAGGACGCCCACGAAGTAGCCGCCTGGGGCATATGAAGTCCAGGATGATTCGTTAGCAACAAAAAAGCGCCCTACAGGACGCTTAGCTCTTTAACAATCTGGTCCCCATCAACAAGTAACTGATAACTTGAGGAGATGTGAAATGCACAAAACAGAACCCAAAATCGTCGCGCCTGGCTACACAGATGAGGAAATTTATGAGTGGATGACAAAGAAGCTGGCAGCTATAAACCAGCTTCGTGAAGTGCTGTCTTATCGACAGGAAACAATAGACTCCTTAAAAAAACTGGATCAGGAAATCACGGTTTTATCACAGGATGTTACTTTAGATATTGTGCAGACAAATTAGGATCCCATTCATTTTCGTCAAAATCATCAAAGTGATGAATTTGTGATCTCCAGTCTCGATAATCTAAAAATTTCTGGGCGGTTACGCTTATTTTATCAAGTGTGAGTTCATCCTGAATTGAAAGAAGAAGTTCATCAAATTTCATCTCATTAATCTGTTTTGGCATCCAGTGATGCTTCATCAGAATAAGGTGAACCAGAGCCTTTTTCCCATTCAACTGATTATAGGGAGTGCCGAATTTCTTCCGGTGCTCATGTAAGACAAGGTCCAAAAGAGTAAGTAATGTTGCCCTTGATTCAACTTTGCTTATTTCGACTGATGACACTACCCCACTGATTTCAATGCCCCGATACTTTCCAACATTTTCACAGTGGGATTTGTATAGCGTGTAGATATTACCGGACATTTCTTTTCCTTTTGCGTTGTTGGGGATAACCAGATTAACCGAATCCTTGTTGTTGGGGAATAACCAGGTCCACCTCGCCTGATGTGGCTAAAAGCAGGCACATAACAGCTAAGTATTTTCAACCAGAGAGAATCCTTAGCGTTGTGGTGAATGCGGCTCAGCGCACGCGGGTTAAGGTTGAGGCTGACAGTCGACCTTCTGTGGATACCCACCCGCCTGGTGTGCAACCTTCGCCAGGCACCGGGAGGCACCCGGCACCACAACTTTATGCTGTGTGTAGTCCTGGCGGTACCAGCTTGTACCCTTGCTTCCGGCTGGTACCGTCCTTTTTACAAAACAGAGAAGAGCATCACCGGACGACGGGCTCATAACCCAATCCATCCGGGCGGCAGTCACCGCAGGTGTTCTTCTCTGTTTTGTGGAGAAACTAACCGACCTTGCAGGGTCGATATGATGAGGAGCAGCAAAATGGCTAGCGAACGCAGTACTGATGTGCAGGCATTTATCGGGGAGCTGGACGGCGGCGTATTTGAAACCAAAATCGGCGCAGTTCTCAGTGAAGTCGCTTCCGGTGTGATGAACACGAAAACCAAAGGTAAGGTCTCGCTCAACCTGGAAATCGAACCGTTTGATGAGAACCGAGTGAAAATCAAACACAAACTCTCATATGTTCGCCCGACTAACCGCGGGAAAATTTCCGAAGAAGACACCACCGAAACGCCGATGTATGTCAATCGCGGTGGTCGCCTGACTATTCTGCAGGAAGACCAGGGACAGTTACTGACTCTTGCCGGTGAACCTGACGGAAAACTCCGCGCAGCAGGTCGTTAATATCGTTTTTAATTAACTGATTATTTATCTCATCACTGAATATCTTTATATAGTGAGGACTTATTATGTCTCAGAACTTAGACGCAACCGCAATTAATCAAATCCATGCCCTTATTTCTGCTCAGGGTGTTAATGAAATTATCAGTAAGATTGGTGCCGATGCTGTGGCATTGCCTGAGAATTTCCGCATTCATGATCTGGAAAAATTTAATTTAAATCGCTTCCGTTTCCGTGGTGCGCTTTCCACTGCCAGCATCGATGACTTTACCCGTTATTCTAAAGATCTTGCAGATGAAGGCACCCGCTGCTTTATCGATGCTGATAATATGCGTGCCGTCAGTGTGCTTAACCTGGGTACTATTGATGAACCAGGTCACGCAGATAACACCGCCACTCTCAAACTGAAAAAGGCAGCGCCGTTCTCTGCTCTGTTGTCTGTTAATGGCGAGCGTAACTCCCAGAAGTCACTGGCAGAATGGATTGAAGACTGGGCCGACTACCTTGTGGGCTTTGATGCTAATGGTGACGCTATTCAGGCAACAAAAGCGGCTGCGGCTGTCCGTAAAATCACGATTGAAGCAAACCAGACCGCTGATTTTGAAGATAATGACTTCAGCGGCAAACGCTCCCTGATGGAGTCTGTCGAAGCGAAGACCAAAGATATTATGCCAGTGGCATTTGAATTTAAATGCGTTCCGTTTGAAGGTCTGAAAGAACGTCCGTTTAAATTACGCCTTAGCATTATCACTGGCGATCGTCCTGTACTGGTTCTGCGCATTATTCAGCTGGAAGCAGTGCAGGAAGAAATGGCTAACGAATTTCGTGATCTGCTTGTTGAGAAATTCAAAGACAGCAAAGTAGAAACCTTTATTGGTACTTTCACCGCCTGATTTCATTACTGCAAATGCCCCTGCGGGGGCATTTATGGAAACGTAATTAACTCAATAATCGCCGGATGGTGAGGGCTTCCTTTTACCAGAATTCAGCGCGGTGCAGTGCATATACGTGGAGAACAAAATGTCATTTATTAAAACTTTTTCCGGGAAGCATTTTTATTATGGCAGGATAAATAAAGACGACATCGATATTAACGATATCGCGGTTTCCCTTTCAAATATCTGTCGCTTTGCCGGTCATCTTTCGCACTTCTACAGCGTCGCCCAACATGCGGTTCTTTGCAGCCAGCTGGTGCCGCAGGAATTTGCTTTTGAAGCGTTAATGCATGATGCAACAGAAGCGTATTGCCAGGACATTCCCGCACCACTGAAACGCCTTCTTCCTGACTATAAACGGATGGAAGAAAAAATAGACGCCGTAATCCGTGAGAAATACGGGTTACCTCAGGCTATGAGCACGCCCGTGAAATATGCCGATCTCATCATGCTGGCAACCGAACGCCGCGATCTCGGGCTTGATGATGGCTCTTTCTGGCCAGTATTGGAAGGTATCCCAGCAACAGAGATGTTCGAAGTTATTCCTCTGGCTCCTGGCCATGCCTACGAGATATTTATGGAACGTTTTAAAGAGCTGCATAAGATACATAAGCAATCCTGACAGCGAAATTAACTAGTGAAATAGTTTTGTAGCAAAAGAAATGAGGTTATCAAAAATGCTTCAAATGCTGACACTTGAGGAATGGGCTGCGGAAAAATTTAGGAGTAATCCTCCAAGTGTGTCCACATTGCGTCGTTATGCTAAGCAGAATTTATTTTGTCCACCGGCAATGAAACAAGGTCGACTATGGCGAGTACGTGAGGACGCAGAGTTAGTTGGGGAATTAGTTACTCCTGTCATCAAGAAAAGTGATTCTATTATTCTACAAAGGATTTTAAGTAATGGCAGCCAGACCACGTAAAAATAATGTTTCAGTCCCGAACTTGTATCCACTTTATAGTAGAAAAGTAAATAAAGTCTATTGGCGATATAAACATCCAGTGACCGGGAAGTTTCATTCTTTAGGCACAAACGAAGCTGAAGCCATTGCTATTGCCACTGAGGCAAATTCACGCCTGGCTGAGCAAAGAACCCGGCAGATTCTGGCTATCAGTGACAGGATCGCAACCAGCAAAGGAAAAGCAATCACAACGTCAACCTGGTTAGATCGCTATCAAGCAATCCAGGATGACAGACTGGAAAGTGGCGATATAAAGCTCAACACCTATAAACAGAAAGCCAAACCAGTATCCTTGCTCAGGGAACGAGCAGGAATGAAATTAATTTCATCAGTTGATGTAAGGGATATAGCGCAATTGCTTGACGAGTATATCACTGCCGGGCAACCGAGGATGGCGCAAGTAGTCCGCTCCGTTCTAATTGATGTATTCAAGGAGGCACAACACTATGGGGAAGTCCCTCCGGGCTATAATCCAGCACAGGCAACCAAACAACCCAGAAGAAAAATTACCCGACAACGGTTAAGTCTTGAAGAATGGCAAAAAATCTTTGATATCGCAGATGCCAGTCATCGTTATATGGGGAATGCCATGCTGTTAGCACTGGTTACCGGCCAGAGGTTAGGTGATATCTCGCGTATGAAATTTAGCGATATTTGGGATGATCATCTCCATGTCATCCAGGAAAAAACCGGGAGCAAAATCGCCATCCCGCTTTCTCTTCGTCTCAACGCGATTAACTGGAGTTTACGCGATGTAGTCGCCCGCTGCCGTGACTATGCAGTCAGCCCATACCTTGTGCATTTTTTTCGTACCACTTCACAGGCTGAACGTGGCGCGCAGGTTAAATCCAATACATTGACGACGAATTTTAGTAGAGCGAGAGATTTGGCAGAAATTGACTGGGGTAATGGCTCACCAGCAACATTCCATGAACAAAGGTCTTTATCTGAACGTCTGTACAAAGAACAGGGGGTAGACACACAAAAACTACTTGGCCATAAAACGCAACAACAAACCGATCGTTATCATGATGATCGGGGAAAAGATTGGATGTATATCCACCAGTTTTAACTATGAACCTCTTCAAAAGACTCCCTATAAACTATGAATATTGAACAATTTTATTATTGATGTAAAATAACCCTCCTTTTCATAGTCAGGAGAATAGTCATGAATACAAATGTAGGGCAGATCACATTAATTGATCTAATTTCAATGCTTGAGAGAAAAGAACTAATAATTAACAAGGATTATCAGCGCGGAAATGGAATATGGCCACCATTTGCAAAGAGTTATTTCATAGACACTATTCTAGAAAATTATCCTTTCCCCAAAATATATTTATATCAAGCATTTGACAGGACAAACGAAAGGCCAATTAAAGAAATTGTTGATGGCCAGCAACGAGTAACAACTCTCGTTGATTTTTATAAAAACAAATTTGCACTTACTTCGGCATCGAAGAAGTATTCTGGCATGTATTTTAATGATTTGCCCGATGATGCAAAAAGATGTTTTATTAGTTATCAAGTTGAAACATCCACAGTTTATTCAGCAAGCAGGGCTGAATTACTCGAAATGTTTAGACGAATGAATGCTTATACATCTCCACTAACATCAGCAGAAAAACGGCATGCTACTTTTCAAGGTGCATTTAAGTGGTATATCGTTGAAAAAGCAGATACCCACGCTGAGCTTTTAGAGATTTATAATATATTGTCACCCAAAATATTAGCCAGAATGGGTGATGCAGAATTTATCTCAGATATGGCAATACTCATTGATAGAGGGCTTTGTTCAAAGTCGGCACCTGCAACCGAAGCTATTTATAAAAAATACGATGATGATTTTCCTTTAGAGAATATCTATAACGAGAGAATTGATTATTTCTTCAATTTATTGGCGGAAGATTTTTCCGAATTACGTAATTCATTTATGATGAAATCGTATGTTGTTCACTCATTATTTTGTGCTATTACCGCATTAAAATTTGGTTTCCCCGGAAGTGATGAACTTGAAAATGAACTCGGTTTCACGGCTAACCCAAACTTTGATGTAAATCCTTCCCGTGTAATTCCGATTCTCTTAGAGATGGCTGATGCCCATGAAATTCAGGACGAAGATGGCCCTTATGCGGCCTATGTAACAAGTTGTTTATCATCAACAACCAAGCTACCACAACGAACCACGCGCACAAAAGAACTGATTAAAGCATTCTTATGA